TTTTAGAAAATTAGGTATTAAGCAATAAGCCTATTCAGTAACTCTTGAGTTGTCTTGTAAGTTTTATTTGTATGTTCTTGTAAATGTTTTGTAAGTGCCTTTAGAATAAAAGGCAACGGTGTTCTTAGTGTACTTTCTTCAATGTGTTTCCCTTCCCAAGGGTCTTTCTCATCAGGCTTAAATCCATAGTATTTTAATATGCCATACTTATCTTTGAATGCTTTGATAAGTTCTTGGCCGTCAATACAATCCTCATCCCAATAAAAATTACTATCCTCAGAACAATACCACACATTTAAATTATACAGAACAAAATCATTTTTTGTTTTCTTTGGAGAGATTCCTTTCCTCATTTTCCTTTACCTCTGATGCTATTGAGCCTAGTATTTGATTAACTTGATTCCACGGCAATGTGGATAAAAAGTTAACTATTGCTTGTATTAGTTTTTGACTTATTTCGTATTTTTGCATGTTGTTGTTTCTCCTTATGCAGTTGTATATTTTTTAGTTCTTCTGTAATTATCGCAGACAAATCATCATGCAATAATTTTAAACTACCAAAAAAACTTATTCCAGTGGATATCTTTATATATCCTTTATCTTTTACTTGCTTTGATTCAAAAGTATTTAGAGACAATAACAAGTCTCCTGTAAATGGGTCTTTAAGTATTCGCATAGTTATTATAATCCGTTAAATCCTTGATAGGTATTAACCAACCCCAAGAAGTATTATTATCACCACCGGGGACTGACCTATATTTATTATTCTTTATCATACTTTTTAGCTTTTCAGTTTCAATAAATACTGCAAAACAGAAGTTAGTTCTTTTATAAAAATTAACTGCCCAATATTTTGATTCAGTTTTATTTATACCACTATCTTTACCTCTGCTTTGATACTCACAAAAATGATTACCACTCTTAATCCATTTATCTATTTCAGATTTAACCTCAACTTTATCACCTTCTAATATTTCTCCGATAAGTTTTTCACCCACCTTGCCTTGTATTAAATCACAACTAAAATCACTTTTATATTCCATTAGTTCAACTTTTTCCTCCAGTCATCTAACTGTATTATTTTATTTTTATTCTCTAATTGTTCTAAGTCGAACACTTGCTTTCCTAATCCATAAACTAAATCGGGGTCATCTAGAGATATTTGTCTCAAGCCTAACGCTACAATGTAGGCCATTTCTTTTTCGGGAGTATTTGGGTTAAATGTATCATCAACACCACAGGCGTATTTATTTTCACCATAAGGTTTGACATATATTTTTACTACATCTTTACCATTCTTTTTTACTTTTTTCACTTTTTATCAACCTAATAACCCCATACTTCTTTCCTAGCTTTTATGACTGCTTCATCTTTCCATATCCAATCATCAGGATTAGGTATTAAAAGATTCTTAATATCGTCTACTGAATCCACCTTAGATAAAAAATTACCCATAACACTTACTATATGTTCACACATTTTCATTGGCTTTTGATAGTCATCTAATTGTAATTGATAAAAATCGCTACCAGATTTCTTAGTGATTAAATACCAAAGTTTTTGATTTGCATTAGTTGCTCTTTGGTAGATAGCTTGTTGCATGGCATGAGAAGTAGATATGCCAAAGGGTTTTCTTTTAGAAGTTTTTAAGTCTATATAAAAATCTTCTTTCGTAGTTTTATCTTCAAAGTGGAAGTCGGTATAGCCTACGAGGGGTATATCCTTTATGGTTAATTCTACCTTTTTTTGATAATTTAGCAAGTCCCAATTTACTGCATATTTATGAAAAGAATCTACACCTATTTTCAATAGTGGTTCTAGATTATCTCTTTCTTCATCAGTCTTAGGGTCATTCATTGTTGAGACTTTTACTTCAAAATCAGAATACATTTTAGCTTTTGCTGTCTCGTAATCTGCGCCAGTCATAATCATATTCAAAGCTGTCTCAACGGCAGTGCCTCTTTCTGCTGAAGCACTAGAGGGAAACTCATAACCAAATAATCTACGCAAAGCCCACCTTTCTCTGTTGAAGGCAAACTCATTTAAATGGCTGAAGGATAAGGGTAATAAACTTTTTATTTCTTTGTCAAATTTTTTAAAGTGTTCTATCAAATAAAACCAACCTTTCTAAAATAAAGACGGCTAACAACGTACATTCTAGTTATAAATTTACATGTTATGTTTGGGGATAATTGATTGTAAATCTTTTTAGAACTAATCATTAGCCGTCTATGTGATTCTAAAATCACTTTTGGTTTACTTCTGCAACTATGTCATCATCTAGTACCTCAACTTTCGCTTTTTGTTTTGCGTTGTGTTCGGACAATACATAATCATTCTCACTTTTAACAATCTCAAGAAAACCTTTTAAAGTTTCTTTATCTTTGTCTGTGAAATCAGCATGTTTGAAAGTGTCTTTTATCTTTCCAATATACCAAGTATTAGAGCCTTTAGTCTGCTTTTCAGTATCATAAAACTCAATAATACTATTATACATTATCTTCCCACGTTTACTTAGACCACGCAATACTTCTACAATAGGCAAAAAGTTTGTGCCCCTTGCAGTATATAATACAGGCTCATCAGTAACAGAAAGTTCTTTACCTTCAGGGGATAACCCTTTCATGGTAGCTAATCCCCACGTATGTTTGTAGCAAGTAATCTTATTCTGCTCCAACTTTTCAATAGGGTCTAGTCCGTCTCTTTCTGCTTTTGGAATACTACCACATTTCTGTGTGCCGTTTGTATCAGGAATCGGGTCTGTCCATGACGTAAACATAACAGATTTGTAGTTGTTTTCTTCGTTGTCCTCATCATACTTTTTGTATTGATAAGTCGTAAGTAAAGGTCTAAATAATACTGGCTTTCCAATCACTGTTCCTGCAGTTGTGCCATCTAGTCTGAAAGTTCCTATTTGTAATTTATTACCTGCGTCATCCTCAGATTGTTTGTTGATAGATAACTTTGCAAGTTTTGGGTCTACTGAAGCGTCTTGTCCAATAAAACTCATAATCTTGTCTGAGGATAAGTTATCTAGATTTGCTATTTCGTTTGACATATTTGTCTCCTATTTATTTAAGTGTATATTATGCCACATTTAAGTCAAGCCAGTTGGGGCCTTTCTTAATCTCAATATCTAGTGGCACATTAAAATCACAATCATATAATTGCAATAAAGAATCTTTTACTCTACTGCACCCTGTTTTAATTATAGATTCAATAGTGTCTTCTTCTCCAGGATATACATCTATCACCACAGAATCGTGAACAGTATTGATAATTAAACTTTTTACATTTCTTTCTTTCATTAAAGACCAAACATTTATACAAGCTATGGGGACTATATCGGCAGTAGCAAAACCCTGAACAGGATAATTTTTTACAGTAGTTGAATGACTACAGCCACCCCATTTAGTTCTGTATACATTTGGAAAATGATATTCTCTACCACTTGGAATAGATATTAATTTATACTTGATAGCCTTTTGCTCTAAACCTTGATGCCACAAAGCTATGTCTTTATACTTTTCTAAAAACTTTTTATAATATCTTTTCTCATTTTCATTACCCATGACTCCGCCATACAAGGGTTTAAATGTGTGGGCTTTAGCTTCTTGTCTTGAGCATCCAATAATATCTGCAGTGTATTGATGAACATCAACGCCATTTGCTATATCTTCCATGCCTTGTTTATCTTGTGCTAAAAATACTGCAGTCCTAAATTCTAATTGTGCAAAGTCTACTTCAAATATTTTTCCGTCTTGGAATCTAGAAACAATAACTTTTTTTATACCTCCGTCTCTTGGTAAGTTTTGGAAATTAGGGTCTGAACTAGATAGTCTTCCCGTGGCAGTTCTAACTTGATGAAAAGAAGGATGAAGTATTCCACTAGGTCTTACATTATCTTTTAATGCAGTAACAAAAGTATTTAATAATTTTTCGTTGGCGCTAAATTTCATTAGAGAATCTACAAACTCTTTAATTTTACCACGACCAAAAGTGCTAATCCTATCTAAAGTAAATTTATCTGTCTTGAATCCACCGTCACAAGTATCTTTATAAGAGTATGGTTTATATTTAAATCCTGCTACTGCATCTGTTTCTAC